GGCACTATCGGCTCACTTCCTCTCACCACTTTCAATCGCATTAGCGGCGAGTATGTCGATCCTGCTCGCGTCATAAATCAGCCTGACCCTAGAGTGGCGGGCTTTACTATTTACACTTGGCTCGCTGAAGATATCTGGCTATATGGCGCGGGTTATGGTCAAGTTTTGGAAATGTATTCAGCAACAGATGGCGGCCGCGTCAGAGCTTGGACTCGCGTTTCACCTTCTCGCGTCACAGTTGATACAGATTTCTTAAATACAACCATTACCGGATATAAAGTCGATGGAAAAGCCGTCCCTCAAACTGGTGTCGGTTCATTGATTCGTTTTGATGGTCCGGATGAAGGATTCTTACACAGAGCCGGTAAGACTGTTAATGCTGCCGTCTATTTAGAGAACGCAGCGCTTAACTATGCTAAAGAGCCAGCACCATCAATGATTCTTAAGAGCACCGGAACTAATCTTCCCGCTGAGCGTATTCAGTCACTTCTTAGCGCTTGGAAAAACGCTAGACAAAATCGTTCAACAACTTTCCTAAATGCTGATGTAGATTTAAAAGAATTCGGTTATGACCCAAAGACTTTACAGCTGACCGAAGCGCGTCAATATGTAGCGCTGGAATTGTCGCGAGCTTGTGGTATCCCTGCCTACTTCTTGAGCGCCGAATCTACTTCAATGACCTACTCAAATACTGTGAATGAGCGGCGCTCACTAGTTGATTTCTCACTTCGTCCAATACTTAAGGCGATTGAGGAAAGGCTTTCACTCCCGGATTTCCTACCTAATCCGGTTATGTGTCGCTTTGATTTAGACGATTTCTTGAGAGGCAATCCATTAGAGCGCGCTCAAGTCTATGAAATTTTGAACCGCATCGGCGCGATGAGCGTAGAGCAGATTCAGAGAGAGGAAGATCTAATCCCTAATGAAAATTAATCTACCTATGGCGATTACCGCTGCCGATTCAGTTAAGCGGACAATCACCGGAAAGATTGTGACTTGGAATGAGGAAGGAAACACCTCAGTCGGTCGAACAGTATTCGCATCCGAGTCAATTAATGTAAAGCCGGTTAAGTTGCTCCTCGAGCACGACCGCACTCGCCCAATCGGTAAAATGATTTCCCACTCAGCTACCAAAGACGGCATCGAAGCAACCTTCAAAATCGCTAACACTATGTCCGGAGAAGATGCTTTAATCGAAGCAACTGAAGGACTACGCGATGGCTTCTCAGTCGGCGCAATGATTAACGAGTGGTCAAACGATAACGGCGTAATGAGAATTACTAGCGCTTCACTTGAGGAAGTTTCCTTAGTGACAGATCCAGCAATCGATTCGGCTCGCGTTAGCGAAGTCGCAGCTTCAGAGAACGAAGCACCCAAAGAAGATTCTGAGCCAGCAACCGCTGAGCCAGATAAACCAACCGAAGGAGAACAAGTGTCAGACACTACCGCTCCTGCTCCTGCCGTAGAAGAAGCGGTAGAAGCAGCTAAAGTAGAAGCTGCGGCTCCAAAGCCAGCGTTCTACACCGCGCCTCGTTATGAATTTACGAAGGCGAAATATCTTGAAGCATCCGTCCGCGCTAAAGTTTTTGGCGATGACGATGCCCGTCAGTATGTAAAAGCTGCTGACGACACAACTTCAAACAATGCTGGTCTTATCCCAACCCGCCAGCTAACTGAAGTAATCAACCCACTTTCAAACGCTGTTCGTCCAGCTCTTGATTCAATCAGCACCGGTGTGCTCCCGGACGCTGGGATGTCATTCGAAATACCAAAAATCACGGCTGTCCCCACAGTTGAGGACGAAAATGAGGGCGATGCCATCGTTGAGACAGGAATGACAAATGAGTTCATTACTGTCAATGTTAATAAGTATGCCGGCGGTCAGACTTTCAGCGTAGAGCTTTTGGATCGTTCATCTCCACTATTCTTCGACATTCTTGTTGAGGAAATGGAAAAGGCTTACCTCAAGGCGACCGAAGTAGCAATTATCGCTGGTCTCGTTGCTGGTGGAACAGATGGCGGAAACCGCACTCTTGATGCTGATGGCGTAAATGCTTTCGTAGCAGACGGCGCAGTTTCAATCTATGGCGCAACTCTCGCCACACCTTCAAATATTCTCGTCACTCCGGCACAATGGGGCAACTTGATGAAGATTGATGACAATGGTCGTCCAATCTACAACAGCTTAATCGGCAACTCGAACCAAGCTGGAAATCTCAATGCTACTTCCGTTACCGGAAACCTACTCGGACTAAATCTCCGCGTAAGCACAAACCTCGCAACTGCTGACACAGATGGAGATAACTCTCTCATCATCATCAACCCATCCGGCTACACCTGGTATGAGTCAAGCCGCTTCCGCCTTCAGACGAATGTGGCTCTCAATGGTCAAATTGAAGTGGCCTACTATGGCTATGGAGCATTGGCCACGAAAGTGGGCGCTTCGGCTTATCGCTGGATGATTGCGTAGTAAATAGTTAAATAGTCACGGCCGATCCGCTCCCGAGTCGGCCGCTGACCCCTTAGATGAAAGGATTATGAGATGCCCACAATAGTCACAGCTTCCGAGCTTCGTTCTATTTTGGGTGTCTCATCTTCCCTCTATAACGACGCTTATCTAAACGATTTAATAGACACAGCCGAAAATGTAGTGCTGCCGTTGCTTGTTAAATACGCAGCGCCTATCGGTAAAGCCGAACTTAGCGACAATGTCGCCACATTTACAACAGTCGGCGAACATAAATTTTCAGTAGATCAATCAGTAGTTATTGCTGGCATCTCAGCGACTTTTAATGGGACTAGGACTATCACAGATGTCTCAGACGACTCAACAGAATTTACAGCCGCCATCACAGCTTCAGATATTAAAGAATTTAATGTCATACCTTCCGGAACAGCCACTCTCAGCGGCGCTGCGACTTATGTCGGAAACCCCAATGTTGAGTCTGCCGTTCTTGCTGTCGCCGTCGAAGTCTTTCAAGCAAGAACAGCCGCCGGTGGCAATATAGAGGGAGTGGATTTCGCGGTGACCCCTTTCCGCCTCGGCCGCTCCCTCTTTAACCGGGTATCTGGACTTCTCGGGCCTTATCTCGATGTTGAATCAATGGTGGGCTGATGCCAGCCAGCACTATTCAAGATGATGTTAGAGGCGCAATTAAAACAGCCTTAGCGGGTGTCACCGCTAATGTTTATGATTCCGTCCCTGAAGCTCCAATAGTCCCGGCGGTGTTGGTAGTCCCGGACTCTCCCTATATGGAAGTCGAGCTAATTGGTAAATCATCTACCCGAGTCAAACTTAATTACACAGTCACGGCTTGCGTTGCGTATTTCAGCAACTCAGCGAGCTTGGACAATTTAGAAAAGCTAGTCATTAGTATTCTTGGCGCTTTATCAGCGTCCAAGTATGAGTTATCGACAGTCGATAGACCAGCGGTGACTCAAGTCGCGAACGGGAATCTTCTCGTCTGCGATATTCGCTTGAGCGTCCGCTACGAGCAAACTTCTTAAGGAGAAATAATGGCAACGACAGTTATCACAGGTCGCGATGTCACTTTCACACTTGACGCGGCTGATTACGACGCACAAGTGACAAGTGCTGTTCTTTCCTGCGACACCATCATCGAGACTTACCAGACTCTCGATGGACGCGCTTACAAGTCCGTTGATAAGCAATGGACATTCACCATTGAGCTTCTTCAGGACTGGGGCGCAGCTTCATCCTTGTTCGAGGCAATGTGGGCTGATGCCGAATCAGCAGCAAATACCACACTAGCCGTCAGCTTCACAGCTGCTTCCGGTGCGGTCTTTGCGTTCAATGTTCTTCCAGTCTTTCCATCAGCCGGTGGAGCTGCTCCCGGAGCGCTCACAGACACTTGGACGATGACTGTGGTAGGAACACCTACGGAGACCTTCAGCTAAGAGATCAGGAGCATCGGGAGATGAAATTACCAATCACAATTACATACAACTCAGGCGACTCGGCTACATTCACAGCCCAGCCGCCTGAGTGGGCAAAATGGGAAAAGACAACCGGAAAAACTGTTACCCAAGCGGCCGAAGCCATAGGAATCTGGGATCTTCTATTCCTCGCTTATAACGCGATGAAACGAGAATCAGCCGGAAAGCCTGTCAAGGCTTTTGAAGTTTGGATGGAAACAGTTGCAGATGTTCAAGCCGGTGACGCAGACCCAAAAGCCACAAGTCCGGAAGCATAAGCCGCCTACTCGTAGAGCTGGCGATAGCAACCGGAATCCCGGTTCAATACTGGGACGATGCGGATGACATAGTAACGGCCTTAGAGATACTGGAGAAAAGGAATGGCGGATAATGTCGAATTCAGCGCATTTACTAAGCGCGAACTTGGCAAGCTCGCTAAGACTTTTCAGGTTATGGGTGAAGAAGCGGTTGAAGAATCGCGCCAAGTCGCGTATGAAATCTCATTACTCTCAAAAGATCGGATTAAATCCGCTGGCTACGGACGCACAGTTAGCGCCGGGGCAGTCCGCCGGGTTGTCGATGGTGCGTCAGTCTCTCGAACTTCAAAGACAGGGCGCTTATCTTTCGGTTTTGATTCACAGCGTTTTTCAGGTGGAGCGACCACAAAGAAATTATGGGGCGGTCTCGAATTCGGATCTTACAGTCGCAGACAATTCCCGCGTCGTTCGCCCAGAGTCCCGGGTCGAGGAAATGTCGGTTATTTCATCCACCCAACACTTCGCGAGATTCAGCCTGAATTGACTTTGAAATATCTCAACGCAATGAATAAAGTTGTTAGAAAGTGGGGTGAGTGATGGCTAAGGATTGGCGCACATTAAAACTTGAAGTCCTGGCTGAGACGACTCAATTCGTCAAAGGAATGGACAAGGCTAACGCCACTACTAAATCTTTTGGCGATAAAGTCGGCGACTTTGCCAAGAAGGCCGGCGTAGCTCTTGCCGCTGTCGGTGCTGCCGCTGGCGCGATGGCCATCAAAATCGGTAAAGAAGCAATAGCAGCCGCATCAGATTTAGCTGAGACCACTTCTAAAGTTAATGTTATCTTCGGAGAGACTGCTGCCAGTATTGAAGAATTCGGCGCTAAGGCTGCCGCATCACTAGGCCAAACTCGAACTCAAGCGATGAACGCTGCGGCGACTTTCGGTATCTTCGGAAAGTCTGCCGGACTTGCTGGCGAGGAGCTAACAGAATTCTCAACCGAATTCGTCCAGTTAGCATCAGATTTAGCATCATTTAATAACACTTCAGTCGATCAAGCCATTACAGCTCTTGGCGCTGCCCTACGCGGCGAATCTGAACCTATCCGCGCTTATGGTGTTTTGCTCAATGACGCAACCCTTAAGGCTAAAGCTCTTGAGATGGGTATCTACTCCGGGACTGGAACTCTCTCAGCCCAGCAAAAGGTTTTAGCAGCTCATAAGGTAATCCTCGAACAGACTCGCGACGCTCAAGGTGACTTCGCTAGAACTGCCGATGGAATGGCTAACAGTCAGCGTATCCTCACAGCTCGACTTGAAGAAGCGAAGATAGTCCTCGGCACAGCTTTACTCCCAATCGCCCTACAAGTCGTCAATCTATTTAATGATCGATTCCTGCCAGTAATTGAAAGAGTCGCGGCATCCTTCGGCGGTGGCGAGGGACTTATTGCTAAAGTCAAGGTCTTTGTTGAATCTGCTCGCAACACACTCAATCCGATTCTCGTAGCGCTTCAAGATTCATTCAGTAAAGTCTCCGAGGCAGTTGAAACTAACCGGGGCAATATTGCCAGCCTATTAGAGCTTGTTAAGACTCTGTATCAATTCTTCGTAACTTACTTTGTCCCTATATTAAAGAATCAAGTCGTATCGGCTATTCAAGGAATCGGGACGGCTTTTAGCGTAGTTATCAAAATCGTTAGTCCGGTAATTGGATTCGTATCTGACGCAATCAATGGACTACTTAAGTTAATCGATGCTGCCATCCAGCGCATCAATTCGCTGATCAATGCCTATAACAAGATTTCATTCTTACCTAACCTACCGACAATTTCAACGGGCGGCGCAGCACCTATCTCGCCTAATATTCAGCTTCCCTTCGGCGGGGGCTCAATCGGTGGCGGTGGCGCTACTGGTGGCGCAACTGGAATCTTGCCGACTATTCCCGGAATCGGTGGGACTAGTGGCGGAGCCGCTGGAACTTCATCAGCTGCCGGAACAGTTGCGAAAGCCGTTGAGACGGCTGCCAATGCCGCTAAAAAAGTGGTCGAGGAAATCGTCGATATGCGCCCGTCACTTATATCGGTCGCTGATGTTGTTGCTCGCGAGCGCGGGGATATTATCAACTACGGCGTAAGCGCAGCACCCGGCGCTTTTGATGTTGCTCGAGTAAGAATGGGTGAAGCTGGCATTACGATTAATGTGAATGCTCCGACTGTTATCGATGAAGAAGGATTTAGCCGCGCTGTGGTCGATGCTTTGAATGTAGCTACAAACCGAGGCACAAGTGGCGGCGGTGGGATTAGGACTCAGGCACAGATTCTATGACCCTTTGGACTCCGACTTGGCGAGTAAAAGCCAACGGCACAGATATCACTAATATTACGCTGACTAGCCTAAGTATCACTGGCGGTCGCACCGACTTCAATTCCGCAACCCTTCCGGGCTATTGCCAGTTATCAGCCATTAACACCGACAACACAGTTTATAGCTGGACAGTTAATACGGCCATCACAATCGAAGTCCAAGACAGCGCTGGATCTTATGTGCCTATCTTTG